CACGAGAAAAAGCTAACGTTTATACTTTCTGAAGACTGATTGCGTGAATTTTTTAGAAATTCTGGATCAGAGAATATATGTACAAATAACAAAAAGACTCGGGGATGCGTTTACATCTTTTCCGAGTCTTTTTCAGTTTTTCAAACTGTGCAGACGGCTCCTGCCGTTCCTGGAGCCGAGACCCCGACTCCTATCGCTTCCGTGTCGGGGTGGTCTTCTTCATTCGGAAAGTCCTCGTACGTTAAGTCTTTCACCGAGCACGGATATGTTATTACCGTAGGCTGCATTCGCCAAATCCATTCTTACCAACAAGGAATACCTCGCCTTTTCACTCGAAAAGGACAGTATGACTTTTATTTGCCCACTTTGAATAATATAGGCGAGCAGCCTATTATGAAATACGAGCTCTATTCAAAATCTGGAGATAGTCAGATTTTTGGTTATAACGAGGCTTGGGTGCATTACCGTTCTTTGCCGAATAGGATATGCGGTGCTTTAAATTCTACTTCTAATTCAGGACTTGATATTTGGCATTTTGGTGATGAGTATTCGTCTGCTCCTTCTCTCGTTAAGTCTTGGATTGAAGAGCCTTATATCTTTGTTGATAGGGCTTTGAGCGTTGACGGGACTAGTCCTCTTACACCTCAATTCATGTATGATATGTACTACGAATTGACGGCTACTCGTGTAATGTCGACATATTCTGTTCCTGGCCTTATTGACCATCATTAAAAAAATATGAGTGACTATAATTATCAAAATTCTATTAATCCTTATAATACTGACTGGATGTCTGGCGGATCTAGCTCTGTTCTTGGTGGTTGGGCTCATAATCTTTTCACCGGTCAGCGTGACTATAACCGTCAGCTTGAAATGCTCGGCTTTGAAAATTCATTTAATGCGGAGCAGTCCCAAAATGCGCGTGACTATGAAGAGCGAATGACTCGTGAGGCTTGGGAGCGCGCAGATACAGCCCATCAACGTGAAGTTGCCGACCTTATAGCCGCAGGGCTTAACCCTGCTCTTAGTGTTTCAGGCAGTGGTGCACAGGTTGGTGGATTCGCCGGGACTTCCACTACCGCGCGGAGCTCTTCTACATCACCTCAGCGTTCTGGTGAAGGTGTACTTTCTCTTCTCTCAGCGCTTGTAGGCGGCTTCTCGCGGTTAGCGGGTAGTTCTGTGGCGGCTAATTCAAAAATAACTTCTAGCCTTATTAATTCAAATGCTCGTGTGACTGGTGCTAAATTAAGTTCAGGCGCTCTACGTGACTCGGCTTTGATAAATTATGCTGGCCGAACGGCTCGTGACTCTCATCGTGATGCTCGTTTACAGCGTTCTATTGAGAGACGTTATTCAAAAGAGTATTTAGATAGTCTTTTTGACGACTTGGATAATGTTAAAATTTGAGTGCGCGCCCGTTAATCGGGCGCGTCCGCTTTATAGTACTTGATATATATGTGCGGACTGACACCCTAACGGGTGTCAGCACTCTTAAAGAGGTTAAAATGTGCTTATACCCTGTTAAGCTTAATATTAAAAGAGAAGTAGCCGAGAATGGTGACGTGTATACTTTTTCCGCGATAGCGGATAGGGAAACTCCCTATACTATTCCTGTTAAGTGTGGAAAATGTATTGAGTGTCAAAAGTCTTATTCTCGCGAGTGGGCACTTCGTATGCTTCATGACTATGAAGATTGTGGAGAAGTTGGATTTTTTTTAACTTTAACTTATGAGAAGACAGATGGTGACCTTCATATAGAGGATGTTCAGCGCTTTTTAAAGCGTTTGAGGAAAGCTATTTCGCCTGTTAAAATTCGTTATTTTCTGTGTGGTGAATATGGCAGTAAAGGACTTCGACCTCATTATCATTTGGCTATATTCGGTTTTAAGCCTTCTGATATGGTTATTTTCCGCGAAAAAGAAAACCTTTATACTTCCTCTATGATTGATTGTATATGGCGTGGTGGCGTTTCTATGCCTTCTACGCGTGTGGCAGGTTTTCACTCTATTGGTAATATTGATTTTGATAACCTTGTCTATGTTGCTAAGTATCTTCAGAAATTTCAAAATGTGGACGGTAAGCATAAGCCTTTCACTACTATGTCTCGTCGTCCCGGATTAGGATTAAAGGAACTTCATCATAGCTCTTTAGGTGTTTTTTATGTTAGAGGTCAAAAAATTAACGAGCCTAGACGGTATTTGGAGTATGCCGCTTTAAATGGTATTGATGTGCAGAGTATACGTGAAAATCGTGTTGAACGTGCTAAAAAATTGGAGCGCAGTAAAGAGACTTTGGAGTGTTTGCGTTTAAAAGAAAAAACATTTATCCACAATAAAAGGTGAGTTATCCACAATAAAATGTGAGTTATCCACAAGTTATCAACAGAGTTATCCACAATAAAAAGTCAGGTATAATGCGAGAAAGAGCCACTTTTCCACATTTCCACAATGCCTACTACTACTACTACTACTTATAGAAATATAAATAATAATTATCATCTGTCATAAATAAAATTTATACAGGTATAAGAAAAAAGTATTTGTATTTTTGTTTGATTTGTGCTATAATTATTTCAGAGGTGAAGAATATGATTAAATTAAATACTGCTTATAGCACAAAGAATGGCCACTACTATATTGTCATTATTCGCAATCCGAGCTCTAAGTGCTATGAGCTGCATCGGTCATGCTTCTTGTCGTATATTAGGGATTTTAATTATCTTTTGAATGAGTGTAATCCTCTTTTCGCTTTTGATAAACTTTCCGATGTTCGCTACTACGCTCGTAAGATTATTGACGGTGAAGAATTTTAATTATGGTTGATTTTGTTTTAGACAATTTGGAAACAATAATAATGCTCCTTATGTCCGTGCTCTTTTTTATTCAGTCCGTTAAAGAGCACGGGCTGAGGAAGACTTTGGAGGATTTTATTTTGAAGTATAGAAGTGAAAATTATCGCATAGAAGAGTTGGAGAAAGGCGAGAGCTCGTCTGCTCAGAGTATAAGCTCGATAGTCCCCGAGTATGAATTTTCCGAGAAAGAAAATACTGTCGTTCAGGTTGGCGAAAAGGACATGCAGGAGTATATTCAGTCTTTTGAGGATTGCGCCCTCGACCGTGTTCTTGACAAGTTTTTGTCTGGGCAGATTTCTTTGCCCTCTCATTTGACTGCTACTCCTACCGACGTAGTCGCTGATTACGATATTTCTTCAGATTACATTCTTGAGTATGGAAAGCTTATTGATGAGGCTAATAATCTTCGTGAGAAGTATAAGCTTTCGGATGACCTAGACGTTAAGTCTGTTTTTGAAGAGGTTGAAAAAATTTGCTTGGAAAATCAGAAGTCTATTTCTGACTTTAAAGATAAGTTTAAAAAGGAGTTAAAAAATGAGGAAAAGAGTGAGTAGACGTGTTTCTCGTCGTCTTTTTAGGCGTACTGCTAGGCGTGTTCATCGTCGGAATTTGCCCAAATATATTTCGCGTGGAGGTATTAGACTTTAATGGAGCTTTATTCAATTAAGGATACCGTTTCGGGGACTTTTAGTTTTCCTATGGCTTTGAAAAATAATAATGTCGCTATTCGTTATTTTCGTTCTTTTTTGTCGAAAACTGATTTTTCGCCTTCTGATTATCAGCTTTTTAAAGTAGGTGTAATGAACGAGGAAAGTGGCGAGATATTCACTAATGTTGATTTTCCTTTGTTCATTGAAGGTGGTGTCGATGAGGCGTAAGTATGTTCTTTCGGGCGTTCCTCAGCTTCATCGGAGCAGGAGTCGCTTTAATTTGAGTCATTCGGTCAAGGGAGCCATGAATGTCGGTGACCTTGTTCCCCTTGACGTTTTGGAGGTGTTGCCGGGTGACACCTTTAAAGCTAATCCCAGGATTGTTCTGCGCGTGACTTCTTCGTTTATTAAGCCCGTTTTAGACAATCTTTTCTTGGACGTTTATCATTTTTTCGTGCCTAATCGTCTTTTGACTAATTGGGAACAGATAATGGGTGAAAGCTCGACAGCTTGGGCACCTTCGACTTCTTATTCGGTGCCGACTTGTCCGCTTTCTACTAACAACAGGGCGGATACCGTCGCTTCTGCTTTCGGCCTGCCGCAAGGCACCGCTCTTGGAAGTGTTCCTATTAATGTTCTTCCTTTTAGAGCTTTTGCTAAAATATACGACGATTGGTTTCGTGACGAAAACTTAATTAACCCCATGAATATTTCGACGGGAAATGCTCGTACGTCTAATGAGATTTTTAACACTAATGATTGGAGTGTTAATAATTATTTTGGACTACTTCCTAAGGTTGCAAAAATTCACGATATATTCACCTCGTGTCTGCCTTCTCCTCAAAAAGGTGAGGCTGTTAGCTTTCCTATTGCCGATATTCAACAGAATGCTCCTGTGTTCACTGGCGATAGTCGCTTGCCTGACTCTATGTTTAACGGCCCTATGACTTGGGGTGATTTTTCTGGCGCCGGCGAAATTCCTAACCAATTTTTTCCTGTCGTGTCGGCTCCGTCTGGTACTCAGCCTGTTGTTAACGGCACTTATAAATTTAATAACACCGAGCCTGTTGACATTTCTGGCGACGGTGTTTATCCAAATAACTTGTATGCCAGAGTTAATGCTGAGGTAGGTTCTGTCACTGTCAATGACTTGCGTTTCGCTTTTCAAATGCAGCGAATTTTAGAGACGTTTGCTAGAGGAGGCTCGAGATATGTCGAAATGCTTCGTAGCTTTTTCGGCGTTTCTTCACCAGATGCACGTTTACAGCGTTCTGAATTTTTAGGAGGCCG